ATTTCCGTCATAAAGCGCGTTGACTGCGGGGAAATGAACCGAGTTAGCCCCAGCGTTCCGCAGGAATAGCCCCCTCGCATCCGGCATCCTCATATACTGCCCTGTTATAGTTCTGTTCCCTTGATGGTCGCATTTGTACCACCAGTATGCGGTATTGTTGTCTTCATCGCCGCAGTAGTACTTGTCGCAGAGCTCTTGGTACAAGGCTATTTCGATAAGCTGGTATTCCATTTTCAGCATGCGGTTCTTCGCAAGTTCCCAGTCGCTGACTTCGCGGAAAAGCGTTCTCAACTCGCCTACTATCCTTTGCTGCAACTTCTCAAAGCCGTTGAGTTTCATCTTTCCGGTTGTCAGAACGTTAATCATGCCGTCTGTAGAGCCGTCGGGCTGTTCGGCTTCCCCGGTAACGAGTCCGTACGTCCCAGCGTTAGTTGCCACATCAAGCGCGTCTGGGCCGTTGTCGCACCACTCAAAAATAGGCGGATCGGTATTTTGAGTATTATTTAGTACCCATACGTGGTTGTTAAAAAGATTCTTTACGCGGGTTCCGTCCCAAATTTCCAGAGGATTGTTGATGTTTGTTATCTGCGCAAGCGCGTAATCAGTCAGCTCGTTTTGAGGCGGATCGTCGGTTCCGAAGTCGTTAGCTGTAAGGTAGCCGCCGTGTCCGCTTAATTGGCTTATCGCGGTTGTGTTGGCTTCAATTTTTTCGCTGTTTTCAATAATCGCTTCCGCCAGCGTACCGGCCTGCCCGATTCTGTTTTCAATTTCTTCAGTAGTTTTAATTAAGAGATGCTCCGTTCTTTCGGTAAGCTGTTTAATAGGCCTCGTTGCAACGCCTTCGGTCCCTCCGATTACATCGTCGTCTAATTCCCACTGATAAACATCGGGGAATCCCGGGTTTGCCGGTACTTGAATGTTTGCCATAATTTTTTCCTCCTTAATTTATAGCTTAAAAATGATTGTCCAACGGCCTTCGAGAGATATATCCGATGCCTTATGGATCGGGTTCTGTCTTGTCCTGCGGGCAAAAAGAGTTCCGTCCTCGGTTAATAATCCAAACTCCGAGATCGCCATGCCGTTATTTTCCGCTACAAGCAGCTCCCAATTAAACTGCACCTGTCCGTTAATAGGATATGATACCGCAGAGATTTGTTTGCTCCATTGGTTTGTAATGGAAGCATCTGTAGCAGATGCTTCCATTCCGCTAGTTCCAAATGCGATTTTTGCAATATGACGCCCCATTACATCTCCTGCTAATAAACGTGACATTTGTAACATTGCGCCATTTACGACAAGATTTTTTTCTGTTGTCTCTTCAATAAGTTTTCCAGACTTAAAAATCTTTAGATTAAAAATTCCATTTATAGGAACTTTTTCAAATAATTTTTCCATATTTGCCTCCATTTTTTTACCCTATTGGGATAAGTTGTTTACTATTGAACTTAATTGTTCCGTCAAATTTATTAACTCCATTAAAAAAATTATGTTTTCGCATTCCGATAAATTGATTTTCAATTAATTTTGTTTTATCAATGAGATTGTTATCGGGTATTTCAATAAATAATTCTTCTAAAATACCTGATGAAAATTTAAACGGCGGCATAGGCTGACTTAACGAGGCGATTTTTCCAATTCCTGCAAAAGATAAATCTCCACTGAATTTATGAACTCCATCAAAATTACCTCTTGTAACAACTTTACTATTTAAGGTTTTACCGTCAAATTTTATAAGCCCATTAAACTTTATTGGATTCCCAAATGTTTCTGTGTTTTTATTACATACAATAAGTCGCAATTCATCTCCTACTGTTAAATTTTCAATAAAATTAAATAGTTCTTTCGTATCATAGGCGACACCAGCCGGAATAACAGCAGCCATTATTTTATTGAAGTCTACATCGGGTCCTTCTCCGTCATGCAGAATAGAGATTCCGGCTGGATAATTTGCAGTTATATTTACTGTTTCACTTGTATAGAAATATTTGATGACTTTTATAACATCGTTTACTGTTCCGTTAGTTGTATTAAGTAAAATCCGTAACATCAAATATATTCGATAAAGTCTGTCATCGTTACCGTTTCGTGGCTCGGAGAGTATTTTACCAATACGGTCTAACTGTTCACCCTCTACATTCTCCAAATGATATTGTTCGACCATTAATCGAAGCTGGCTTTCAATTTCTATTCGTAAATTGTCATCATATCGTGCCAGTTCTAAGGTTTCACCATCACACAACCAGAACGGAAGATAAGGAGACTCGTTATATTCGTCCCAATTTATTGGCTTCACTCGCTCATCTCCTCAATAAATATTCGACCACGGTCAAAAACAGCAGTTTCAATTTCTCCGATTTCAATATTTTCTGATAAATATTCAGTATCATCGGGTGGGTTAAGGGTTGTTGTTCGAGCCAGTTTTATATTTGTATTGCCAATTCCAGGGACATTGTAAACAGGTATTCCAAGCCGCTGATAAATTAGATCAACGCCGACACCGAGATTGTTTTTAGACCAATTCATTACATTGTCTTTTATAAGGTCGTTTCCGTTAATCGGAAATTGTTCTTCAAGGTTTTTGGAAATAGCGATTTTTGCCCAAATGTATTGTGGAACTGGTCTTGAAAACCCGATGTCCCACGGAAACCCTTCGCTGTCAATTATCGTTACAACAGTGTTTCCAAAAGGCTGTACTCCTGCCGGGCCGCTGTCGAATATTTTTTGTGCAATAGCTTTTTCATCGCCTCCGATAACAACAGTTTCATAACTCTTTGGAGGTCGTCCGTTATGCGTAAGCATAGTCCGATTACTATAAACCTTTGAGTATTCAACCCCGGGTACTTCCATTTGTACTTTGTTCTGTATTGCAATTTCGTTACAGAACGCCTGTTTTGCTCTGTTCCTCATACTGATTCGGAGTTCTGTATCGCTTTCTCTTGCGCGACCAGTAAGACCAGTCGCATAATTGATAATTGAATCCACGGAAATATTAGACACCAAATGTACCAGAGTCCCTATAGGAACAAATATATTACCTGCGGATACTGCTAAATAAACCGCATACGCGCCGAGCAAAACAATTTCAATTTTTTCATCGGTTGTATCAAACATGAAGGGCATAACCCCATCTGTAATATGCACCTTTAATCCGTCAGCACCAAAATCTTCAACTGTAAACATATCCGGCAATTCTTCATTTATTATATTTTTTATTGCCTGATGTATGCTTTCCTCATCATCTTCTTCTTCCGCTGTATATGATATGGTCACTCCCTTTATTTGAAACGAATATGTTTCACCGGGTTCAACAGAACAAACTTTTATCCAGAAGCCGAGAAGATTTTCACGGCTTATCTTTACAGCGTCCCGAAGATAAAAAACATCTCCGGTTGTGCTTAATTTTGCGAGGCTTCGGGCTTGAATTGATGTCCCTTCATCACCCCAAATACATTCCGTTACCTGTGTCCTGATCGCTTTTACACGTTCCACATTAACCAATGCTGCCAGTCGGTCGAGATAAATACCTTTTGCAGAATCCACATCGCCTATTGACCAGAGACCGTCAAGCAGTTCCCATAATTGCGTTAATTTAATAACCTGATTTCCGACATACTTTCCTGCGACAGAATCATCACTTAAATCTATATCCTCGCCGAATGCCGCCTTATAAGCGGCGCGTTCCTCGTCAAGCAACACTGAAAGAGGTTTTGCTATAAAGCCATTTTTTGTTAAACCGTATTCCATTTATGCCGCCTCCCTTTCCAATGGTATATAATCATCGTATTTAAGGATCTCTTCGTTTTCGCATTGAGCAACAAAATGAACCCTAAACAACCGTTCTCTTGTATCATAAGAAGGTTCGAAGGAAAGCAATTTTTTTATTCCTTTCACATTTGAGATAGTTACTAATAAAGCAGTTTCAAGTAACGGACGGTGATCAATTTTTTCCATTGTAGAAGGTATGTAGGGAATACCGATTTTCTTATTCAAATACCATTCTCCAAAAAATAACGAAACAGCAGAACGAACCTTCTGTGTCATATATTCGAGATAGTTATTTGTAAACCGCATTCCGTTCCGTTCTCGGATAAAATTGTTTCCGTGCGGCTCTATGGCAAAATCTTTCATTCCAATTTTCCCTTTCCTGTTACACTTCCAGCAGGACTCGTGAAACTGCCGGGGAGAACATCTGCATTGTCTTGCACATATTCAACAACCGCTTTCGCAATGACTCCGTAATATTCTTTCAACTTAGCTTCTGCATCGGCAGACATTGGTGTATCTGGCCAGTAAACAGCTTCCATTTCCGAGTAGATTTTATCTTTTAACCCATCAACTGTCATCGGCACGGCAGATACTCCTTATTTAATTGCCTTAGCGCAGCTTTGTTTTGCCTTTGTAATCGCTGCCAAAATTTCATTTTTAATTCCGTTAAGTGCCATATTAATAAGAGGAGGAGCAGGTGGCACTGGTGCGCCCGGTGGCAACGGAACCGGAGGAATTATTACTGGATACTGATTCCATGCTTTCGCTAAATCGTCCCAAAAAACCTGTAAAACATCACCTCCTAACTTTGTACTTGTACCATTTATCCCGACAGGGTTCGGCGATACAACATCAATGTTTTGATTTGTCATGGTTACTTTGTTCTTTTCGGTAGTACATTCTATTTTGTCATCTTCCATAAGAACTTGAGATTTATCTTTGTACTTGAGCCTGATCTTGTCATCGTCCATTGTTATTGTGCTTATCCATTCGCCTTTCGGCTCTTTCTTATGATGAACGATATTGAGACCTTCTTCCTTCACGACAATAAAATCCTTCGGCGCGTTCCCTGTTATCGCAATACAGTCCTGTATATCAAAACGCCGAGGGTCATTTTCCTCTATCTCTTTACCGCCAGAAGCTTTCCATGTGTCCGTTCCGCGTTCAGCAATAATCAGTAAAACTTCGTCACCTTTTTTAAGAGGAAAATGAATTGTAAACTCTTTGTTGCCTGAATATCGAACAGGAACATCAGGAATAATTGGAAACTCCAAAAACTTGCCGCCTGGCATTTTGCGTTTCAGTGATGGTCTAATATCTGCGCGGCGAGTATTGGCATCGTATTTTTCTACCACTCCGAATATTGCCGTATGAACATCAGTCAAATAATATTCGATACTTTCACGGATAAGTTGAGTAAGCTCGTCCATTATATCGCCTCCGCTTCAATATCTATTTTGAACGGGCCGTCCCAATTATCGCCGTCATAAATTGTCTTATGAATAAGCAAATCGCCTGTGAATGTTGATGATTCAATCTTGCAAGCAGCACCCGGTAATAATTCAGGGAACAACATTGCAGTAAATTTCCAGCCGTTTTTAGCTTCTGCTTCTGGATTGTCCTCGGTTGTTTTGTCGCTGATTGGTTGAGGGAGAGTAAGTAATCCGGTGTTAGGTGTTAAGCGAAGCCCTGTCTGGTCTGCGGCTTCACCTTCTTTTAGTATGTAAAGCATTTCGTTCTGTATTGTATAAGTCAAATCGAACCGATTAAGAACTTTCCGCAGAGCGTCTGTTGCCATGCCAATATGTGCGAAGCCTGATGGATATGTTTCTCCGCTCGGAATATTCTCTTGACCTTTATAAGGTAAACCAATCGCGTTAAGAATATCCTCGACAACCGTGGTCGCCGCCACATCTTTTGAATACGAAATTGAAATTGGCGTTCCCATAACTTCGGAGCGGCCGTCCTGTACTTTTAATTCTGTTATGTAATCTTCGCCTTCTTTGTAACGCCGTCCATCGACAACAATGCCAAAGAAAATTGCTGCTATTGTTTCGTCTTTATAACCAGCGCGGAGTTGAATATGGTTGTCGGCGACCGTTACTTTTGAAGATGTTTCTTGAGTAAGGTTATATATTTTTATTGTGGACGTATTCATCTCGGAGGAGTCTGTTTTTTCTATGCGGAATGTTATTTTTAAGCCATCGATCTTAAAGCCAGTACCATTTTTGGGACCAACTGTTACTTCGACATAGCGCATGAAAGCCATTGCTACTCTCCACTGATGACATAGGATAGGTCGAAACGGCTTACAAGGTTATACCTTGTAATCTCTGCCGTCTCCATCTTCCCTTCGCGGTCAAAAATGACCAAATCACCAATCGGTAGCTCCGGTACGCTCGCCCGATATTTTTCAAAAAGTAATACGTTTGGGACAAGCCTAAGCCCTCCCAAAAGTATTTTATCATTAACATCAAGAATTGTCATGTACCAATTTTCCATTATCGTGTTCCATGTCACATATAACTGATAACGAACGCCGGAGAGATCGACAGACATTTTCCAACGTGCGTATTTTTCAGCATGAGTAGGTAAACTGTATACTTCCAATAATTTCATTGCGGATATGGTACTCCCCATTGTTCTTGATATTCTTCAGGTGATGCTCTGCCAGCCCTTACCCATTGCCGCCAGCGTTCTTTGAATGAATTATCATCATCATTCAGCTGGTTTCTACCTGCATTCCCCAAATTGGCTGTCCCTGCTGCTTGATCTCCTGATCCTCCTGACGAAGCTGAAACAGTGATTTGTGTTTCTTCGCTTTTTACGGTTTTGATTTTTTGGAAACTCATTGAGAATGGAAGGTCGGCTCCTGTCTCTGCATCGCGGCTGATGTTTAACGTAGTGATCACCATGTCGGTGAAAGTATCAAGACCAGTAACGACATCGACAGGCTGCCGTTCGCGTTTCATTCGAAGCAGTTCGTGGTACGCTTGCCTGATTCTGCTTTTCGGATCGTCCGGGATTTCTATTTCCGATAAATCAACATCTGCGCCGGGTGGGTTAGCGTTAGTCTCAAATTTTGTCTGCCCGATGAACGCTTCAATATCTATGGTGTCTGGTTCCTCAACAACATGGTCGCTTATGTTATCGCCTTCTTCCACGGTGAGATTTGTCAGGCGGTTTGCATAGTTATAATTTTCAACAAGGAAAGCGTCTATAACGAAGCCACCGATACTTTTTTCCCCTATGGGAAATGTGAAGTTTATCATTCCTCCCGGCATCAGCTTCTCCTTGCCTCGGGTGATGGAATACCACCACGGCTGGTGTTGATTGCCTCATGGAGAGCGTCCTGTACTCCGCGCTTTACCGCAGCGGAGGCGGCTTCTGGCGACATACCGCTGGCGTTCACATTTACATTTATAGGAGCGGTTATTGTTGATACATTTGAAGTAACTGGATTATTATAAGTGTTCTGGTTTACCGCCCTTTCCATTGCATTACTCATAAGAGAACCGCCAGCACCTGCATAGGCTGGCTGCATTTGTTGACCGCCGCTTAAAAAACGTAACAAGGCATCGAGAAGATCGCCGGGGTTTTTCATTGCCATGACAAAATCTTCCGGGTGTGTGCTGTATTGTCCGTCAGGGGTTACAATTAAATCGTTTACTCGTCTTGTTTCCGGCTCCGCGCCGCCACCGCCTGTAACAAAATTAACAACGCCGTCTCTGATTCCACCGAAGAAACCTTTTACTCTGTCCCAACCTTCCTTGACAACATTTATAAATCCAAAAAACTTTTCCTTAATGCTGTCAAAGAGACCAAAGAAAGCATTTTTAATGAATTGCAATGCCTCGGCTGGTCCCTGTTTCAAGGCTTCCCAAAGCCCAACGAAAAATCCAATGATGCCGTTCCATATATTTTTTATTCCATCGACAACGCCGAAGAAAATATTTTTTATCCCTTCCCATACCGAGGCGGTTATATTTTTTACACCATCCCAAAGACCCGAAAAGAAACCTGTAATTCCCTGCCAAACTGCTTTCACGCCTTCGAATACTGATGTGGCGGCGTTTTTTATCCCTTCCCATACTGCGAGAGCAACTCTTTTAATGCCGTTCCATACTCTTTCAAAAAAGTTTCCTACCGCAGTAAATATTTTCATTAAAGCAGGTTTAATTTTATCCCAATGTTTTATTATGAGACGAACAACTGCCATAACTATACCAGCAGGGAAGAAAAGAACCGCCAGCATTATATTCATAATGTTAAGCGCATTTTTCTTTACGAAATCAACAATTTTCGAGAAAAAAGATTTTATACCTTCCCAAATTTTTTTGAAAAAATTACCAATGGCTTCAAAGGCTGTTTTAAATGCCGCCGTTACTTTGTCCCAATTCTTTACCAACAAACCAATAGCAGCTATAAGCGCGACAACAGCCAATATTATTGCACCTATAGGATTTAATGACATTACAAAATTTAATATTCCTGTGACAATCGTCCATGCTTTTATTGCCCCAATGATAATGAGTATAATTTTTAAGAATGGCCCGAGTTTATCAATTACCCAAGCAAGCCCTGATCCAAAAATATCAACAAAAACAGATACTATATCTCCCAACACAGAAAACAAAGGGGTAAGACCTTCAATGATGCCGGCCAGACCTTTTGTATCTTCCCCTGCATTACTGAACAGTTTCCCTATTGCTCCAAATACTTTCTCAAAAAGTGGCAGTAATGATTCAACTATTGGTTTCAAAAATGCTTTTATTGGTTTGAATGCCGCGAGAAGTGCTTGTTTAACATTCTCAAGTACTGGAATTATCTTTTCAAATGTTTGACCTATGATTCTTCCTAGCCTTTCAAAATATGGTGTCATTCCGTTTACTATGGAAATTAACTCTCCTAAAACATCTGATACAAAACCAAAAACAGTTTTAATTACTGGCTTAAGTGATTCTAATACCGGCTTTACAAAAGCCTGTATCGGTCTGAAAGCAACAAGTATCAATGTCGCAAGATTCATAAGAGATGGGTACGCGCTTTCAATAACACTTCCCAAAAATCCAAATACGTCTTCGAATATCGCTTTAAGCGGCTCAAATGCGCCACCAAATTTTTTCATCCGTATTTGAAGCACCTGAAAGAAAATAATCACATCCCAGATTGCATTGATCAGGGCTTCAAATGCTCTTGCGCCGAAGTTTATAAATCCTTCTTTGCCAAGCTTTATCAGGTCTGTAATATATCGAATAGTGTCGATTATTTTTGGAAGTACCTTTGTTCCTATGGCTTCCCCTATGTCGCTGATCGTGCTTTTTAATATTTTGATACTGCCAGTCAGTGTTCGGGCTTGACGTTCCATATTTTGATAGAACCTGCCGCCTTCCTTAGTGGCGTTACTCATCGCTAAGGTAAGTTCATTAAAACCTATCCGTCCAGCTTTTATATCTGCCTCAAGCTGGACGGTGCTTTTTCCCAATGACTCTGCCATGTCCTGCATACTAAAGCCAGCATTGGTAAGCTGCCGGATAGTTCCTTCATTGACTTTTCCAGAAACGGAAACCCTTGTAAGGACACTTGAGAGCGCATTAAAGTTTTCGGTAGAGCCGTCTGCAATATCACCGAGAACATTTACGAATCCGGAAGCCGTCTCCGCTTCCATACCTAGGTTACGGAGTTGCTTGTAAGCGTTGACAACATTTCCTGTTCCAAAAAGCGGATCAGCCATTGTGTCACGAAGTTCGGCGAGAACTGACGCTGCGGAATCTGCATCTCCTGTAAATTTTTGTAACTGGTTCCGGTATTGTTCCATTTCTCCTGTTGCTGCAAGGATATTTTTTGAGATCCAAGCCATTCCAACAACAGCGGCGGCGGCGGCTATTTTCCAT